GTGAAGAAAAGATTTTAACATTTGAAAAACTTGGCGAATATCAAACAGAGCCTTGTTTTATGATAACTAAGTTAGGTGACGATCAGCCTGAGTATGTGACAAATAAAAATAAAGTTGGTCAGTTATTTCAAGTTTTTAATCAGTTTGCAGAAGAAGGTGAAAATACAATTACATTACATGAAGGTGTTGACAAACAGACAGGTAAGAAGTTTCCTGTAAAAGGACCTAGTCAAGGTAATCCTAATGCAGTACCTGGCAGCGATTATACGTTAATGCTAATTCAAAAGAAGTATTTATTAGATGCAAACTTAATTACAACATCTGAAATTGAGGTTACTAATATTAGATGTATAGTATCTGTAGGTGATGAATTGCTATTTGATTATGTAAAGCCTATAGAAAACTTTCCTGTTGTAACGTTTATGAATGGTCATAATAGAAATCCGTTTCCAATGTCAGATGTTAGACTTGTAAAAGGTTTACAACAATATATAAATAAAATTAGAAGTTTAATTATAGCACACGCATCGTCTTCTACTAATGTAAAATTACTTATTCCTAGAGGTTCTATGAATAAAAAACAATTAGAAGAAGATTGGGCAAAAGCTGGAACTGCTGTAATAGAGTTTGATCCAGAGCTGGGGCAGCCTATTGTTGCTGGTCCTGTTGCATTGCCTAATGAGCTATATAAAAATGAAGCTGATGCTAAGTCAGATATAGAAAGAATACTTGGTATTTATGCTATGATGCAAGGAGATGTAGGTGCTAGTCCTCAAACATATAAAGGGACTATCGCTATTGATGAGTTTGGTCAACGAAGAATTAAATCAAAACGAGACGATATAGAAGCTGGATTGAATCAAATGTGTAGAGTTATTGTTGAAATGATACAATGGATGTATACAGATGAAAAAGTGATTCGATTGCTTAATCCAAATACTGAAGCTAAGAGAGTAGCTATTAATGAGCCATTATATGAGCCAATTACTGGTGATTTTTTAGGCAAGCTAAACGATGTTACTGTCGGTAAATACGATGTTGTTGTGGTTTCAGGCTCTACATTGCCATCTAATAGATGGGCACGTTTTGAATATTATATGGAACTATACAAAAGTGGCATTATAGATCAGGTAGAAGTTCTAAAACAAACTAATGTTGCAGATGTTGAGGGAGTATTAGCGAGAGCATCCAGAGAAGCTAAACTCCAAGGTCAAGTTTCTGGTCTTGAAGAGCAGATTAAAAAACTTAAAGGTGACCTGCAAACTGCACAAAGAGAATCTACACACGATAAAAAACGTGTGGAGGTTAAAGAATTTGAAGTTAAACTGGCTAAAGCTGAAGCGAAAGCTGAAATGGCAGCTCAGTTATTCAAAGCGAGAACCAATGACGAACTTAGTAAGTTAAAAGGACATACTAAGGAAATTGAAAAGCTCGAAGAAAAGCAACTTAAAGAAGCTAGACAAGTCATAGGTTTGGAAGAATGATGTTGCTGATAATAACAAACATCGGAGAAAACAATGGATGATATAATAAATGTAGGCAATGCTGCTGACGCTCCCGTACAAAATGTAGGTGCACCTGTTGAAAACATGAGTGTGCCTGTATCTGCAGGGACTGGTGGATTGGCATCACCAATGGGGAACGACGCAATTGCTAACGAAATGGGTGGTAGTAAAAGTGCTGGTTGGCCAACTGGTCAAACATCAACTGTAGAGCAACCAGCCCCTGTTCTTAATGAACAGCAGGCAGAACCGAACGCTCTAGACGGACTATCACATGAAACTCCTGCTAAAGAAGACCCTCGTAGATTTGAATACTGGCAAAGTCAGGCAGACAGAATGAGGGGCGAGAACGAAATGCTCAAGCAAGAAATTGGAGATATAAAATCTTATCTTCAAGCTAGAGAGCAACAATCGCCCTCCAATGTAGATCCTCAAGGTTCCCCTGTGCCAACAGGAAATCCTGAGTCTGGATTGAAGGCACCTGTCCAACCGACAAAACCTAGTAACTATAACGAGGTCGATGCGTTTAATGACCCTAACAGTGCATCATTTCAGTATAGAAATGAAATGGATAGATATCGTGATGATGTTACCACTTATATGCTACAAAAGGATCAAATACGTGAAAAAATGCAATTAAATGCAATGAGAAAACAGCAAGAAAATATGATAAATCAACAAGCGCATACTCATGCAGTCAACAATTATGGTTGGTCTCCTGAGCAAGCGAATGATTTTATTGAATGGTCTCGCAATCCTCAAAACGTAACTATTGATCATTTAGCTAAAATATACGAAATGAGTACACGAGGAGTAACTCCTCAGGCTGAAATGAAAAGGCAAGAAATGCTTAGACAGCAAGAAAGAGCACAAGTGCCAAGGACTACACAAGTAACTCCTGCACCTGCGCCTCCTCAAATGACTGATGAGCAAGCATTTAGTGCTGATTTATTACAGTATAGCACAAAACCTAAATAAGGAATAAAAGATGGCAACAGAAAAAAAACTAGGTGCGTCGGGCGTTCTGTATACAGATAGACGGGATTTTTACATCGATCCACAAGTTACTAAAGAACTATGGACAGATGTAAGTCCTTTTACAACTGTAGTATCTAATAAAGAAACTCGACAAACTAATGACCCTTTGTTCAAAATGTTTGAACATAGAAATCCTTGGGTAGAGCAAAAGTTCTACAACAATGGAGAGACAGTAACTATCGCAGCAGATGGTACAGAGTCAGCAGCTCTTAACATTGATGGCATTAAAAACCTATCTTCTTCGGTTGATGATTCATGGGTAGGATTACAATGTGAGATATGGAATGCAGCAGAAGATTCTAAAAAAGCTGTAGTTTTAATTTCAACAGCTGTAGATGCAGACGAAATTAAAGTTAAAGCTTTATGGACTACTGGCGGTGGTGATTATACTTTAGTTGATGACGACGTATATAGAGTTATCGGCAATGCACACGGTGAGGGTTCATCAGCTCCAGAAGCATGGTCTGATGAATTGAGTGTAGTTTGGAATTCATGTCAGATTTTCAAAACTCCACTACAAATTACTGGAACATTACTACAAGCTTCATTACGTGGTGAATCATCTGAATTAGCACGATTAAGATTGCAAAAATCTCAAGAGCATAAAATGCAAAAAGAAAGAGCATTCTTATTCGGTACAAGAGTAGGTGGAACTGGACTTGACTTACAAGACGGTGCTACATCTGACTCTTTTGCAGACGGCGGAAGAACAGACGCTAACGGTAACCTTATAAGATCAACATATGGTGTTGTAAGTGCTATCGAAGATTATGGTTCTTCTTCTGGAACATATCAAAACATATTTACTGTAGATAGTTCATATGCATACTCTAACTTTGTAGACGATATGGAAAAAGTTTTCCAATACGTTCCTGAAGTTGGTGTTAAAAGAGCTTTCTGTGGTGCTGGTGCAATGGGATACTGGTCTAAAATGGCTGGAACTTCTGGTTTATCTGGAAATTCTGGTTGGACTGTTAACCTATCTGATATGAAGCGTGACACATTAGGATTCAACTATAAAATACTTGAGACTCCTCACGGAATCTTGCAGTTAATCCCAACGCCTGCGTTGAGAGGACCTTACAACAAGTATATGTTAGTTGTTGACGATAGCAATATGTTCCACGCTCAGTACAGATCTCAAATGTACCAAACTAACATCAAAACAGATAATGCTTTTGATGGAGTTAAAGACCAGTACTTCTCTGATGAAGGAATTGGCATTAGCTTAATCGAATCACATAACCTGTTTAAAATAACAGTATAAGGGGGTAGCAAATGGCTAGACCTTATATTGGTGGTACAAGCGGTGCAATTAAAACATTAGCAGCAAGTCAATCTTTGACTATGGCAGACTCTGGTAAAACATTTATATGTTCTCAAGCGGGTGCATATGATATTACTTTACCAGTTGTAGGCGATGCAAAAGGATTTACTGGAACATTTTTCTTAGGAACTGCTGGAAGCAATGATTTTGATATTATTGGCGGAACAGCAGATGTTATGAGAGGTGTTGAATGTGCTGATACTAATGTTGTAATTGATGCAGCGGATAAAGTTACTTTTGTAGCTAGTAATGCAGTTGTTGGCGAACGAATTGATATTGTTTGCGACGGTTCTCATTATTATGTTACAATGTATGCAGTAGCTGATAACGCAGCAAGTAGTGCTGGATAATAGTTTTACAGAACTAGGGGCAGGTCAATAAAAGGCCTGCTCCAAATCTGTTTTAACAATAAAGGAGAATAGAATACATGGCATGGGGTGCCGTAACAAATTTTAAAGATAGAATTAAAGATATAATATCTGCGTATACTGGAAGTGCGGGAGGCATAACAGATACAGATTCTGCAGCTGTACAGCAATTTATACTAGACGGCTGTTATGATGTTATAGAAAAAGTTAAAGTAATAGATACAACTGCTATATGGGAGTTTTGTATAGCTACAGCATTTGACAATAATAATGGTCAAGATTTTGATGAGAATAGAGATATTATAGGGGTAGAAAGAAATGGATATCCTGCTAGGGCAGTAAATTTTGAATTAAGACATAGGATAGGTGATAGCGATAGTATACATTATGCTACAGAAAAAGATCCTGCGTTTTATATAGGGCCAAATACAAGTGGTAATGGAAGAAGATTATATATGCTACCTGCAGCTACAGGTGGTGAGCCTGGACAAGTATATTATATACCAGACTATACTTTAACATCATGGGATAGTTCTACATCATCTATAGACAACTTTCCTAAAAAATATTATGAGCCTGTAATTTTATATGCAGCAATTAGATTGTTAGAAAGAAATTATATTGAGTTAGTTAATGAAGAAGAAGATTTAGAACTAGCACAAGGAATAGCTGCTGGAATACAAATATTAAAAACAAGGTATGCTGAAATGTTTACAAAACCTAATTTAGGAGCACCAGAATGAAGCTAGGAGAAATGCTAGATATTTTAAAAACAAGACATACAGGTGTTAGTGAAGCTGCTATGATTAAGATAATTAATAGAGCTATGGATGAGTTATGTAGAGAGTCTAAAATATTAAAAGGTTCTTTTACATTTAATACTGTAGCAGGGCAAAGATATTACGATTTAACTACAAGTAATGGTGAAGAAATAATAGAGGTTATATCAGTTGACTATGATGGTAAAGATATACCACGTTTAACTGGTAGACCAGAAACAAGGGACTTTTCATAATGTTTGGATTTAAAGATAAACCGCAATCTCCATCGCATACTGCAGCTATCGATGGTAAAAAAAATAAATATTTAGCAGCTGCACAACATTATAATAACGAAGCAGATTTTAAAATGTTACTGGCAGAAGCTAATTTTGAAATACTAAACAGCTTTTTAAACAACGCTAGTAAAGAAGTTAGGGAAAAATTTATGTTCAGTTATAATATGGATGAAAAAGATAATATATTACGTAAACATGCTAACGATGCAGATGATAGATTATGGCGAGGCGATGCTTATATGTTTTTAGAAAAAGTTTATGGAGCTAAATAATATGGCTGATACAACTAGAGTATATTGGTTAGAAAGAGGACAAATAGCAATAGCTACTTCTAATGATTATTTTAATACATTTACCTCACCTACTGAAGCTAAGACAGTTAGAGTATATTGTGTAAAACGTGCAAATCATTTTGCAATAACAAGCGATATAGATTATACTCAAACTACAGATCTACATGATGATTTTCATAACGCAGTTTTATACAAGGCTAGTCAAATGCTACATGAAACAAATGCAGAAACTATACCATTAGCACAGTATATGGAAGTACAATATGAAAAAGAATTAAGAAAAGCTAAGCGTATGGCTAATACAGAAAATATAAATGGAACAGTTATAGTAAGAGGATATGATTTTTAGTGAGTTGGACTGAAGACAATAATATAACAACTGTATGGTATGAAGATAGGTTTCATAGTGGAGAAGCTAAAAATTTTAGTGAGATAGAAAGAGCATTTAATGTGATAGAGTACAAATTTAATGAAATAGGTTTAATACCAACTTTTACAGAAGATAATTACATATCTACATCATGGAGTGAAGATTAATGGGCACATTAACATCAGGAGCTGTTAAAGATAGATATACTAAATTAGTTTGGTATAATGCTTCTAATAATAAATTATACAAAACAACAGAAGATGGT